AAGACAGCAGGACAATTAGCAGTAACACCATTGGGTATTGAATCAGCTTATACAGGACAAAAAGCAATTGAACCTCCGAGACTTGGCTTACCTAATTTGACTTCTCCAGATGCCACTTCCTTGGATGTTATCGCTGCGGATCAAGCTATTAAGGGTATGTTAGCAAATAATAATTTACAGATTGATCCTCAGATTCTGAATAATATAAAACAAACAACTAATTTATCAGACGCAGATTTAAATAATCTTGTTCTTAGTAATCAAGGAGATTTAACTAAGGTAGCTAACTTACCTACGTTGACAACTGGTCAACCGGGAGAAGTTGATCCTTTTGTTTTTGATGGAGAGATTCTAGGTGGTGAACCATCAACAGAAACTGTCACTCCTACCAAAGATAGAGATTTTGTTGACGCTGATTTTGAAGATATAAAAACAGAGGTAGGTCCAGTAAAGACAACAACAGCAGATGCGTCACCTGCTCAAGTTACAACTGATGCGTCACCTGCTCAAATTACAGAGGATAAAACACCTACTCCAGCAACAGAAAGTAAAACACCTGCTACAGAAACAGAAAGTAAAAAGAAACCACCAGTTATAACTCAAGCGGAAAAAGACGAACAAGAGGAAGATACAGATAAAGATAAAGGAACGCCTGGTCAAACAGATCAAGTGACGACTATTCCTGTTAAGAACAATGCTAATGACAAGGATGAATCACCTTTTATATGTCCAGAAGGTTATGAGCCGGTGAAACAAAATGGTGTTTGGATCTGTCAACCAGTGGAGAAAGCCGCTAAAGTTCAAAGAGGTAGACCAACTGTGGGAACAAGGCCTTATGTTACAAGACCCGGTTTTGCACGAAGAATAAGAAGCTAGATGAATTTACAAGCGTTACCAGAAGAAGCCTTAAAAGAAATACTAGCTCTTACAGAAGCAAAGAAAAAGCTAGATATTAGAGAAAAAGCGCAAGAATATTTCATGCCTTTCGCTCATTATGTTTATGAAAATTTTATTGAGGGCAAGCATCATAGGATTATTGCAGAAAAATTAGAAAGGGTTGCTAGAGGAGAGTTGAAAAGACTAATTATCAACATGCCACCTCGTCATTCTAAGTCAGAGTTTGCAAGTTACTTGATGCCTGCTTGGTTTTTAGGTAGGAATCCAAAGCTAAAAATCATTCAAGCGACTCACAACACGGAACTTGCGGTACGTTTTGGTAGAAAAGTTAGAGACTTGATTGCTGATCCACAATATAAAGACATCTTTCCAACAACTAATCTAAAAGAAGACAACAAAAGTGCCGGTAAATGGCAAACAGACAAGGGTGGAGAGTATTTTGCGGCAGGTGTTGGGGCGGCTGTGACAGGTCGTGGTGCTGATTTGTTTGTAATTGATGATCCACACAGTGAACAAGACGCTATGAGTGACTCTGCTTTTGATAATGCGTACGAATGGTACACTTCTGGACCTCGTCAACGTCTTCAACCGGGTGGTGCAATCATTATTGTTATGACAAGATGGGGTAAAAAGGACTTAACAGGTAGATTAATCGCTGCACAAGGTGGTGATATCATGGCAGATAAGTGGGAAGTGGTAGAATTTCCTGCAATTTTGCCCTCAGACAAACCATTATGGCCAGAATTTTGGAACAAAGACTCATTATTGTCTATAAAAGGTTCTTTACCCGTAGGAAAATGGAATGCACAGTGGCAACAACAACCTACCAACACGGAATCTGCAATTGTAAAGCGGGATTGGTGGCAAATATGGGAAAAAGAAGAGATACCTTTTTGTAAATACATCGTTCAGTCCTATGATACGGCGTTTTCTAAGAAGGAAACAGCAGATTATAGCGCAATTACGACATGGGGAGTGTTTGAGCCACAAGAAGGGGAGGCAGATCACCTTATTTTGCTAGATGCACAACGTGGACGTTGGAATTTTCCAGAATTAAAAGAAACGGCGTACAAAGAATACGAATATTGGGAACCAGATATGGTAATTATTGAGGCAAAAGCTACTGGTACACCCTTGATTGATGAGCTAAGACTACGTGGAATACCTGCTTTAGGCTTCTCTCCCGGTAAAGGAAAAGACAAAGTAACAAGGATGCACATGGTAGCTCCTTTGTTCGAAGCAGGCGTTGTCTGGGCCCCAAAAGATAAAAAATTTGCAGATGAATTAATAGAAGAGGTTGTTTCATTTCCAAATGGAGACTATGATGACTTCTGTGATAGTATGACATTAGCCTTGATGAGATTTCGTCAAGGTGGTTTTGTATCTTTAAATGGTGAGAACGAGGAAGAAGAAAGTTATCGCCGCAAGCGGGAGTATTACTGATGGCTGTAGAACCAACAATTAAAACTGAGGACATGACACCGGGTCCTGCTTCAGTGGATGTACCTGTACCACAACCACCTAACTTTGAAGGGGGTGCAGAAGTTATACAAAACCCTGAAGGGGGTGCAATTGTTCAAGCTTTAGCTCAATCTATAGCACAACAACCACAACAACAAGTTGGTCACATGGATAACCTAGCAGATTTAATTGATGAAGGTTATCGAGGAGAATTATCTTCTGAACTTAAAAACTCTTATGAAGAGGATTTGGAATCTCGTTCAGAGTGGGAAGAGTCTTATACCAAAGGTTTAGATCAATTAGGTGTTAAGCACGAGGAAAGAACACAACCCTTTGAAGGTGCTTCTGGAGTGACACATCCATTGATAGCAGAAAGCGTCACGCAGTTTCAAGCACAAGCTTATAAGGAACTTATACCTTCTGGAGGTCCCGTTCAAGTTCAAGTCTTAGGTCTTCAAGATCAAGCAAGAGAAGATCAAGCAGCGAGAGTTAAAGATTTTATGAACTATCAGATCATGGAAGTGATGGAGGAGTTTGATCCAGACATGGATCAATTACTTTTCTATTTACCTTTATCTGGATCTACATTTAAAAAAGTTTACTTTGATCCTGCAAGACAACGTCCTGTATCTAAGTTTATACCTGCACAAGATTTAGTTGTTCCATATTCTTCTTCTGATTTACACACTGCATCTCGTGTAACACACGTTTTAAGAATGGATGCAAACGAAGTAAGGAAGATGCAAGTTGCAGGTATTTATCGTGATGTTGAACTGATAAAGAATGAAGCTACAGAAAACACAGTTAAAGAAAAAGTAGATGAGATACAAGGAACATCCAAGACATATACTGATGAAGTATTCACTATTTTGGAGATGCACGTAGATTTAGATCTAGAAGGATTTGAAGATATGTCTCCAACAGGAGAACCAACAGGGATAGCTTTACCTTATATTGTAACCATTGATGAGGGTTCTGGAGAGATTCTTTCTATTAGACGTAACTTTCCAGAGGGTGCTGGACTTGCAAAGAAGATGCAATATTTTGTTCACTATAAGTTTATGCCAGGTCTTGGCTTTTATGGCTTTGGTCTGATTCACATGATTGGTGGTCTTGGACGAGCAGCCACGAGTATCTTGCGTCAGTTAATAGATGCGGGTACTCTTGCGAATCTCCCTGCCGGTTTCAAGGCCAGAGGTGTGAGGGTTCGAAATGATGACGAGCCTTTACAACCGGGTGAGTGGCGGGATATAGATGCACCGGGTGGAAACATTAGAGATTCTATTATTCCACTGCCTTACAAAGAACCATCTGGAACATTATCACAATTACTTGGAGCTTTGGTTGAAGGTGGTAGACGTTTTGTATCTTTGGCTGATACAAAAACTGGAGACATGAACTCTCAAGCTCCTGTTGGAACCACAGTTGCTCTTTTAGAACGTGGAATGAAAGTCATGTCTGCGATTCACAAAAGACTACACTATGCACAAAAGAATGAATTTAGAATATTAGCTAGAATATTCAGTGAGAATTTGCCGCCAGAGTATCCTTATGAGGTTGCAGGAGCGGCTAAAAATATTAAAGCACAAGATTTCGACAATCGTGTAGATGTTATTCCTGTAAGTGATCCAAACATATTCTCAATGGCGCAAAGAGTTACATTAGCTCAGACGCAGTTGCAATTAGCACAATCCAATCCACAACTCCATAATTTGCATCTTGCGTATAAAAGAATGTATCAGGCTCTTGAAGTTCAAAACATAGAGGAGATCCTTCCTAACCCTCCTCAACCTGAACCTCTAGATCCCGCCATTGAGAATGCAAGAGCTTTGATGGGTGAGATACTAAATACTTTTCCAGAACAAAATCACGATGTGCATATTCGTATGCACTTGATGTTTATGAAGACACCTCTTGTGTCTACCTCTCCTCAAGTCATGGGTACTTTCTATGCACACATTATGGAACATGTTTCTCAAAAGGCGAGAAAGATGGTGATGGAACAGATACAAGGTATTTTAAGACAAGCTAATTTAACAGCTCAAAGTGGTTCTTCAAATAGTCCTGCTATCAGACAACAAATAGCTGAAGTTCAACAGAACATGCAAGATCCAGCACAATTAGAAAAACTAATAACAGATCAACAAGAAAAAATATTACAAGATATCATTCCAGAACTTATGCCTACTGGTAATGATCCTATGTCAGATCCTCTTGTTCAAATTAGAATGAGAGAACTTGATTTGAAACAACAAGATTTACAGAGAAAGACACAAGAAGATCAGAATGATGTAAATCTTGAAGTTGCTAAAATGCAACAAAGAGCGGTAACTGATTCGGCAAGAATAGAAAGTCAAGAAGAAATCGCTGATGAAAGAAATCAAGTTAATAGAGAAAGAATAGAAGTACAAAGGCAAGCTAGGAAAAACTAATGCTTGATCCAGCTACGATTGCAACGGCGGTAGGCATAAGCACTGCAGCGTTTAACAATCTTAAAAAAGCTTTTGCTATGGGGAGGGATATCGAACAGATGGGTGGTGACTTATCTCGATGGATGAAAGCATCTAGCGATATAGATAATGCAGTAAAGACTTGCAAAAATCCACCGTTTTATAAGAAGTGGTTGAGTGGTGACACGGTAGAAGAAGCTGCAATGAAATCTCTAGTTGCACAAAAAAACCTTGAAAAACAAAGATATGAGTTGCAACAGTACGTTAAATTCAAGTTTGGCGTTAAAGCCTGGGATGACCTCTTGAAGATGGAGGGAACTATTCGTAAACAAAGACAAGAGCTTATTTACAAGCGACAAGAACTACAACAGAAAATTATAGAAGGTGTTTTTGTTATCATACTGGTATGTTCTATTATAGGACTAATACTCTTTGCCATTTGGTTAAAAAAACAACAAGATAATGTCTGAAAAAGATATTATATTTGTTTTTATTGTTCTTTTAGCTTATGCTTGGGCTACTTATCTTGAACCTAAATGGATATTTATAAGATGAAAACATTACAAAAAGATTCTAAATACGCAAAAGCCGATACCAATGGTGATGGCATTGTATCAGATAAAGAATTAGAAATAAGAGAACGTATGGTTTTGCTTGAGAACCGTGACAAGAAAGAAGATCAACAACGTCATTTAGTCTGGTTCTCTGCATTAACAGTTACAGTTTTTATTGTTGTTTTAATGACTCCTCTCATACCCATAGATCGAATTGATCATCTCTCAGGAATTGCCGAAATTTGGATAATATCAAACATGGGAATAATTGGGTCTTTCATTGGATTCAATCAGTTAGCAAAGCGTGGAAACAAAGGGGAGGGTAATGGGGTTACTAGATAGTCTTATACAACCAGTATCTAAGATACTAGACAAAGCAATACCTGACCAAGATCTCAAACGAAAGTTATCCCATGAGATTGCAACCATGTCAGAAAAACACGCTCAAGAGTTGGCCCTCGCCCAAATTAATGTCAACGCTGCTGAGGCAGCGTCAGGAAGCTTTTTTAAAGGTGGCTGGCGTCCTTGCATTGGTTGGATCTGTGGGATTGCTTTTGGCTATCACTTTGTTCTTCAGCCAGTTATTATTTTTGTAGTGGCTTTGATAGGTATAGAAATACCAGATTTACCAAAATTTGAAATGAATACACTTCTTACGGTTTTAGGCGGAATGCTAGGAATCGGAGGATTACGGACGTATGAGAAGCAGAAAGGATTAACAAAATGAGTTTTAAATTAAGTCAAAGATCTTTAGATAAATTAGAGGGTGTACATCCAGATATGGTAAAGTGTGTTACCTCGGCCATAAACTATTCAAAAGTGGATTTCGGTGTGATTTGTGGTCTCCGTACGGAAGCAGAACAGAAGGAACTTGTTGCCAAAGGAGCGAGCCAAACAATGCGATCAAAACATCTTGAAGGTTTGGCTGTCGACCTCATGGCCTATGTTGGTTCGAGGGCATCATGGGAGTTGAATCTTTACGATGATATCGCTGATGCAATGGCTAAAGCTGCTAAAGAACATAATGTTCCTATTAAATGGGGAGCAGCTTGGAGTATAGGTAATATAGCTCAATGGAATAGTAGCATGGAAGGTGCTATGACTAGTTATATTGACCTAAGACGTAGCGAAGGTAGACGGCCTTTTATAGATGGACCTCATTTTGAGTTGATACAATAATGCCACATTATACAAAACCTTTGAAAAAAATTATTGGAGGATTGAAGAAAGCCTCCAAGACACACGCAAGACAAGCAAAGGCGTTAGGTAAGATAGAAAAAGATCAAAGAACTAGATATAAAACTAAACACAAAAGAAAAAGATAACATGTGGATGCCAATTCTTTTAGTATGTAGTAGTATGTTTGCACAAGATTGTTTGGTGGTAACAAGGAATTGGGAGTTTCACGAAAGTTTAGACAAGTGTTTAGAGATCTCTGTAGAAAAAGCAAGGATACTATTGAAAGAACCTACAGTGTTTCACGTGAAACCTTTATGTCAAAAAATAAAACTTAATGTAGAAACTTGAGGATTAATTGTATGGATGTTGTTGACTTCTCAAAATATTTATATAATAAACTAAAAGAGAGGGAGGATAATTTAAGTTCCGCTCTTGCTTCTGGTTCTGTTTCGAACTGGGAGGAATATAAAATGACAGTAGGAGAAATACGGGGTCTTTCTCTTGCACGTGAGGAAATCAAGGCCCTGCTGGAGAATAATGACAACTATGACGAAGACACTTTACGTTCCTAATCATGTGAAGGATAAAATAGAAAAAGAAAAAAACTCACTAAATAAAAATGATCCTTGGGTTATACCTAGCGAAAGAGTTTTAGATCCCTCACTTCTTAACAAATCACTATTAGAAAGACTACCTCAACCAACTGGTTGGCGTATCCTAGTCATGCCATATCAAGGTAAAAATCAAACATCTGGTGGTATTTACGTGCCAGACGAGGTCAGAGAAAGAGAATCAATAGCTACGGTCGTATGTTATGTTCTTAAAATTGGACCATTAGCTTATGGAGATAAAGCAAAGTTTGGTGATAAACCTTGGTGTCAAGAAAAACAATGGGTTTGTATAGGTAGATATTCTGGTTCAAGATTTAAAATAGATGGTGGTGAAGTTAGAATTATTAACGATGACGAAGTTATCGCTACTATTCTTGACCCCGATGATGTTAAAAATTTGTAAAGGATAGGTTATGGCAGAAGAAAAAGTAGAGCAAGAAGGAAAAGAAATCGTTTTGGAAGATCCAAAAGAAGAAGTAAAAGAGGAAGTAAAAGAGGAGCCAAAAGAAGAAGTTTCCGTACAACAAGAAGAAACTGAACCTAAAGAAGAAGTCAAAGGTGAAGATGAGCTTGAGACATATAGTAAAAGTGTTCAGACAAGAATTAATAAACTTACGGAAAAATACAGACAAGAGGAAAGAGATAAACAAGAAGCTCTAAGAGTATCTCAACAACTCTTGGAAGAGAATAAAAAGTTACAATCTAAAGTAAAAGCTTTAGACACAGGTTATGTATCTGAATATGGTACGAGGTTACAAGCTCAAACAGAACAAGCAAAGCGCATGTATAAAGAAGCCTATGAAGCTGGAGATCCAGATAAAATGGTGGATGCGCAGCAACAATTAGCTGCTATTGCTGTAGAGCAACAAAAATACAATACTGCTAAAGTTAGAGTGGAAGCTCAACAACAACAACCACAACAAGCTCAACAACAACCACAACAAGCTCAACAACAACCACAACCACAACCAGATGCTAGGGCAAAGAAGTGGGCAGCGGACAACGAATGGTTTGGTGATGATACGATTATGACTAATGCCGCTTTTACAATACATAATCAACTTGTTGACGAAGGGTTTGACACAAAGACAGAAGAGTATTATGATGCTCTTAATGGTCGAATGAGGAAAGAATTTCCACACAAGTTTCAAACGGCCAAAAAAACGAATGGATCTCAGGTCGCCTCTGCTGGGAACTCCGCATCTCGCAATAAAAAAACAGGGCGCAGAACGGTCAAGCTTACACCCTCGCAAATCGAAATTGCAAGAAAGCTTAACGTTCCTTTAGAAGAATACGCTAAGTATGTGAAGGAGTAAAAATGACTGATACAAGAACACCACGTAAGAATGTCTCACGAGAAGCAGACTTACGCAGAAAACCTTGGCAACCACCACAGATGCTTGAAGCACCTAACCCACCACAAGGTTATGTGCATCGTTGGATAAGAGTGGCAATGCGTGGAGAAGAGGACAAAATGAATGTCCATACTAAACTACGTGAAGGATGGGAACCTGTCCGTGCTGACGAATATCCAGATTATGAAGCACCTATTATTGATGATGGTAAGTATCAAGGTGTCATAGGACAAGGCGGATTAATGCTTTGTCGTATCCCTGAAGAAACGGCTCGAGAAAGAAACGAGTATTACGGGGGCCGAACCCGCGAACAAATGAAAGCTGTAGATCAGGACCTTATGAAGGAACAACATCCTTCAATGCCTATAACTAATAGTAGGCAAAGTCGTGTAACCTTTGGAGGAGCTAAAAGCGACTCCGAATAAATAGAAAGGTCATTCTAATGGCAAATACAAATGGTGCATTCGGACTACGTCCGATTGGTGTAGTGGGTCAAGCTACCAACTCCACTGGTGCAACAGAGTATCGTATTGCCTCAGGTAACTCTAATACGATTTTTCAAGGTTCTCCCGTTATTCCGTTATCAACAGGTTTTATTGATATTGTTGGTGCGGCAGCAGGAGGATCAGTTGGACTCGTAGGAGTTTTTTGGGGATGCGAATATGTCTCTTCAACCACTGGTGAAAAAATATTTTCAAACAATTGGCCAGGCTCTGGTGCGGATTCTAATCATCCCGTCAAGGCTTTTGTTTATGATAACCCTATGCAAACATTCATAATAGCTTCTGACGCTTCTCTAACAAGTGAAGCAACAGCAAGAGGTCATGTTTTTGCAAATGCTAATTTTTCATCTGGAACATCTGGGTCTTCAACCACAGGTATTTCTAGTGCTAAATTAGCAGTAAGTACAATCGCAACTACCGCCGCATTACATCTCAGAATCATGGGTATCCAAGATGATGCAGATAATTCTGACTTTACTGCAGCTGGTATCCCATTAATCGTTAGATTGAATAACAGCTTTAATTCACCAAATGGTGCGATTGCTGCTGGAACTCCATCTACTACAGGCGTATAGGAGACTGAGTAATGGCTATATCAAGAGCGCAATTAGCTAAAGAGCTAGAACCCGGTCTTAATGCTTTGTTTGGAATGGAGTATGATCGGTACGAAAATCAACATTCTGAAATCTACACAACTGAATCTTCAGATCGTGCATTTGAAGAAGAGGTAATGTTGTCAGGTTTTGGAGCTGCACCAACTAAATCTGAGGGTTCAGCGGTAAACTTTGACGAAGCCAATGAAGCGTATACGGCTCGTTACAACCACGAAACTATTGCATTAGCTTTTTCAATTACTGAAGAAGCAGTAGAGGATAATCTTTATGATCGTTTAGGATCTAGATACACTCGTGCATTAGCTAGATCAATGGCGCATACAAAGCAAGTTAAGGCAGCAGCTGTCTTAAATAATGCTTTTACTGCTGGTGCTTCAGCCGGTGGTGATGGTGTTGCATTATGTGCTACAGATCATCCATTAACAACAGGTGGTACATTTGCAAATGAACCATCAACTGCAGCAGATCTTAATGAAACTTCTCTAGAAGATTCATTGATTAACATTGCAGGGTTCGTTGATGAGCGTGGTATGAAAGTGGCTATGAGAGGATTGAAATTAATTATACCAAGACAACTACAGTTTGTTGCGGAAAGATTAATGGCTTCCAATCTTAGAAGTGGCACTGCTGATAATGATGTAAATGCAATTAGATCTATGGGAATGTTACCACAAGGTTATGCGGTAAATGATTTCTTAACAGATACTGATGCCTTTTTCATTATTACGGATGCTCCTCGTGGATTTATTCACTTTGAGCGTTTAGGTCTATCCACTAGCATGGAAGCAGATTTTGATACAGGAAACATGAGGTATAAAGCTAGAGAAAGATATTCTTTTGGTTTTTCAGATCCTCGTTGTGTTTTTGGATCACCTGGTGCATAATGTGCATCTCCCTATAATTTTGATAAAGGGCGATTTATTCGCCCTTTATTTTTTTATCAAGATGATGTAGAATAAAATTGCCTGACAGTTATATAATGTAACTGACTATTTTAGACAGGAGAAACAAATGGCAAATACAACTTTTAAAGGAACCTTACGTTCCGAAGGTGGTTATAGTTCAATAGCCACAGCAGCATCAACTGGTGTTGAAACTACACAAATGTCTATTAGCTCTGCTGGATTTACTTCCTTAGATGCTAACACAATGGCTACTGAAGCTGGAACTGGTATTACTGGTGGAACTGGAACTATTTACAGAAGCTCTGTAATTAGAGAAGGTGGTATCATTAAAACAAGTATTCTCATTGATTTAACTGGTTTAAGATCAACAGCTAGTGGTGATATCATTGGTGTAGATGGAACATCTAACGTATGTCACATAGGACAGATCACGGCAGCTAGAAATGGAACGATTCTTGCTGGGAGAATGACTTGTTTTGAAGCTCCTGCAGGTGGTGATCCAGATATCAACGTACACTCTGCTACAGAAGGAACAGGCGTTGAGGATGGAGCTATTAGTGGTCTAACCGAAACATTATTAGTAGATGCTGGTGATGCAACACTAGGTAGTGTCGCTATATTTTCAGCTGTACCTGCAGCAGACGAGTTTTTATATCTAACTCTAGGTTCAACAACAAATGCAGATTACACAGCAGGAAAGTTACTCATAGAACTTTTTGGGTATGAAGCTTAATTAATAGGAGAAAAATATGGCTGATGCAGTTGCAAGTCAAACAATCCTAGATGGTCCTACTCATGCTGTAATGAAATTCACAAATGTAAGTGATGGTTCTGGAGAAAGCACAGTTAAAAAAGTAGACGTTAGTGCTTTATCCGCTGCAAATGATGGCTCCGCTTGTTCTGGTGTTTCTATAGAACAAATTTGGTGGCAGTGTAATGGAATGGCCGTAAGCATTTTATTTGACGCTACTACAAATGTTCTAGCTATTAGACTAGGAGAAAATCAAAGTGGTTATCACGATTATAGATCTTTTGGTGGTATTACGAATAATGCAGGGAGTGGTAAAACAGGAGACATTTTGTTTACTACAATAGGTCACTCTAGTGCTGACACATATACTATCATTCTTTCTATGCGTAAGAAGTATGGCTAGATCTAGAGATAAACAACCTCCCAAGACTAAAAAGTATTTCCGCTCTACGAAGAGTGGAGCGGGGATGACTAAAGCGGGGGTTGCCAGATATCGAAGAGACAATCCGGGCAGTAAGTTAAAAACAGCTGTTACTGGTAAAGTTAAAAAAGGAAGTAAGGATGCAAAGAGAAGAAAGTCCTTTTGTGCAAGATCTGCTGGTCAAATGAAAAAATTTCCTAAAGCAGCTAAAGATCCTAATAGTAGATTACGTCAAGCTAGAAGGAGATGGAAATGTTAAAACAAATAGGCATTTCAGTTGTTGTTCTATCTATTGGTGGGGTAGGAACTATCTTCTACACATGGGGTTCTTGGACTACGGAGACATTAATTAAAGTTGATAAAAGAACTGAAGTTATGGAAGTCAAGCTAAGTGCCATAGCAGAACGTTTAGAGGAGATACAAATTGGCTATATCCAGAAGTCAAATGAAAATGCAAATATCAAAGTCACCTTCAAGGAGGAGAACTAATGCCAAAAGACGCATGTTATCACAAGGTAAAAGCAAGGTACAAAGTATTCCCATCAGCTTACGCAAGCGGCGCAATCGCAAAATGTCGTAAAGTTGGAGCGGCTAACTATGGCACTGGTGGAAAAAAGAAGAAAAAGAAAACAGTTAAAAAAGCTGAGGGTGGTATTATTGCTGCTATAGATAATCCTAAAAGACCACCACCAAGAAAGTTCAAGCCTGGTGGTATCGTAGCCGCTGGATGTGGTGCTGTCGAATCAAGTAAAAGAAAAGTGACGAAGATGCTTTAATGGCAAAAGATCCAAAAATAGGAACAGGTAAAAAACCAAAAGGTTCAGACAGAAGATTATATACAGATGAAAATCCAAAAGATACTGTTAGAATTAAATACGCAACGGTTAAAGATGCACAAGATACTGTTAGAAAAGTTAAAAATATTAAAAAACCTTATGCCAGAAAAATACAAATTTTGACAGTTATGGAACAAAGAGCTAAAGTAGCAGGTAAAAAA